CAAACACACCTTCCCAGCCGCTCTTTGCTTAGATCACTCCAAGTTTGATGGCCATTATTCATACAAGTTATTAGACGAGGAGAGAATGCGAGCTATGAAAATAAGTGGCTGCAGGAAGAGTTCACTATTGTCCAGACTTTATAGTCTACAAAAGCACAACAAAGGACGGACACAGGGTGGCATAATGTATAAAATATTTGGCAAACGTTGTTCGGGCGAATTCACCACGTCCCATGGTAATTGTGAAAGTAATTATTTAATGATTCGTGCTGTCTGTAAGAGGCTTGGCATTGTAAAAATAGATATATTTGTGAATGGTGATGATTCAGTGGTGGTAGGAGACTATCAAGATATGCTCAAGATGTCCGAAGCGATGCACATGTTTAGAAATTTTAACATGGAAACCGAGTTGGACAGGTTAGTGACCACTTTCACATTGATATCCTATTGTCAGTGCCAACCCATAGAAACACTCAATGGCTGGACCTTAATTAGACATCCTAGACGGACAATGGAGCGAATAAGGTATACCGATAAAAACTGGGGCAATGCTTTGCCAAGATTTTTATCTTCTTTAGCCTTATGCGAACTCTCATGTAATCAAGGAGTGCCTATACTCCAACCACTGAGTGAGCTTTTGTTAGCCAAGGCGAATTTCGCTCGTCCTTTTGACACCCGTCATGTCGAACACTTCAACACCAGTAATACCATAAAAACGATAGAAATTACTGAAAAATCACGTTCTGATTTTGCTGAAGCATTTGACATATCTATCGGTGAGCAGATTATGATTGAAAAATCACTGCTGGACGAGATAGTGAAATATAACCCCGGTATTTCAAGCGATAATTATAAAATTTACTTAACAAGATACAGCGATTACCATAAAACAATATAGTCGTAGAAACAATAATAATAGTAGAATGGTTAGAAAAAGTGTCAAGAAGATAAACAAAAGCGTCAAAAAGAATCAAAAGGCGCACAAATTAACCGTACAGAATAAAGGAGAAAATAGTGTGAG